TCATCATCGACTTCGACGACTACCGGACTGTCTGACGCAGCCATGTCGCGACTGTGGGCGAGACTGGCCGAGATTTACGGACATCGGTGGGTCAGCCAGTACGGCGACTCTCATGGGGCGATGGACACCTGGCAGCGGGGCTTGCGGGATCTGACGCGGGTCGAAATCAGCAATGGCCTCAGAGCCCTGCTCACCCGGCAGGACAACTGGCCACCGTCGTTACCCGAGTTTCGACAGCTGTGCCGGCCGCCGGCGCCGGAACCGGCCCACGTGATCCATATCGCCCTGCCCGGGGCGCGCATGGACCCGACCCGCGTTGCCGGTATCCTCGCCGACCTGCGCGAACGCCTGACGGGCCCCCGGCAGGCATCAGACGCTACCGCAAGGCGGCCGGGAGGCAGGGCATGACTGGTGAAACACGACCGAAACGGCCCTGGACCACCGCTGAAGAGCGTTATGTCTGGCAACACAGATATAGCTTGTCCGCCCGTGAGATGGGCATGCGGGTTCATCGTACCGGCAACGCCGTCATTCTGAAGTTGCGGGAGCTCCGGGAGGACAATGGGAAAGACATCAGTCGCTACGAGCGCCATGCTGTCACGGAAGAGGTCTGCAAGTACCTCGTGCAACTCGTGGTCTCTCGCCGCATCACGCAGGCCGATGCCGTCGCACGCGCAAGGCGGCTGTCACGCGAGCTGGACCAGCCTGCCGGCATCATTGCACAGCGCGCGCACTGGTCCGTGTCACGCTGGCTGGAGCACCTCGGCACATGAGGCCTGAGCATAGACCGTCACCGGCAGGCCCGTGCAGCCGTTCCCGCTGCGGTCCTGCACCGGGACGGATCGCTGGAGCAATGGGAGCGGGTCAATCCCGATCCACGCAAGTTCAACCGGGCCTGGCGTCGGCTGCTGGGTCTACCCGGTCACCCCTCAAGGCCGCCGCAGGCATGTCGGGGCCGCTGTCCTTTCACCCTGGAGCACTTCACTGATGACTGAACTTGACCTGACCCTGGGCGACATGGGCGATGCCCTGGTGATTATCCTGCTGTTGCTGGCGGCTTTTGGCAGTCCGGATCATGGCTGAGTCATCCCTGGAAGCGCGGTTCGCGCAGCATATCCGTGCACTGGCCTTGCCGAGTCCCGAGCGGGAATACCGTTTTCACCCCGCCAAGCGCTGGCGTTTTGATTTTGCCTGGCCCGCCTTGCGGCTGGCGGTCGAAATCGATGGCGGGATTCATACCGGGGGCCGGCATGTGCGCGGCGCCGGTTTCGTCGCCGACTGCCACAAGCTCAACTGTGCGGCCCTGCTGGACTGGACGGTTCTGCGCCTGACGCCATGCATGATCAAGAGCGGTGAGGGCATCGCCTATCTGGAGCAAGGTCTTGCGCTTCGCTGTGCTCAGGTAGAATGACCAAGAAGTCAATCTTATCAAAGACTTGCATACCGGAAGCCTGCCATCGCCATGTCACATCAGGACCCCTCGACTGTGCCGTTTCTGTCCTACCTGTGGGTTATGGGCCTGTCCCTGCTGTCTGCCGTGGCCGGGTTTTTATCCCGATTCCTGAGCAACAAGCCACCACGGCGGCCCATCCTGGCATTGATCATGGACGTGAGCTATTCGCTGCTGGCCGGCCTGACCACTTACTTTTTCGGGCAGGCTTCGAAACTGCCGGAGATGACCATAATTGTCATGGTCTGTGTTGGTTCTCACATGGGGGCCCGGCTCTTGTTCTCGATGCAAAACATGATCGCTCGCCAGATCAAGGCCAATCTCGACAGCGAAGGAGAAACCTGATGGTCAAGGTCATCGGCCCGCTGTTCTCGGTCGCCGCCTCGGGCGTGTTCAAGGACACCCTGGAATTCCGCACCGGCAACGGCAAAACCACGGTCGCGGCGCCCCGTGTCATCACCAGGCCGCGCACCCCGGCCCAACAGGCGCAATCGGCGAAGTTCGCCGAGGCCGTGGCGGGCTGGAAGGCGCTGGACGCCACCGCCAAGAACGCCTGGCGTTCCGCCGCCCTGAATACCGGCCTGTCCGGCTATCAGCTCTACCTCTCAGAGTACCAGGGTCAGTTGATCCAGGCCCCTGCGCAACCCACTCCACCCTGAGAGGCCAGCATGCAGATGAATGTCAGCGAAGCCGAAGCCAAGAGCCTGCTCCGCCTGCTGAAGGATTACCCCGAGCTGGGCAACCTCAGGCAACGGCTGGAGTTACATTACAAAGCCGACTCGGCCCAGCCACTCACATCATCCGGTTTCCAGCTCGGCGCGGCCTCGCTGCAGCGCCTGGCCGGCGTGCATCCGGACCTGATCCGCGTGGTGAAACGCGCCATCGAAATCACGCCCATTGACTTCACGGTATTGGAAGGCCTGCGCTCACGCGAACGGCAACGGCAGTTGGTGGCGAAAGGCGCATCGAAGACCATGAACAGCCGGCACATCACCGGTCACGCGGTCGACATCGCCCCGCTGGTGAATGGGAAAGTCTCCTGGGATTGGCAGTATTACCACCCGTTGGCCGCGGCCGTGAAGCAGGCCGCGCGCGAAGTGGGCGTGATCGTCGAATGGGGCGGCGACTGGCGAAAATTTCCCGATGGGCCGCATTGGCAGCTACCCCGCGCCTAAACCATGCCCGCATGCCCGGTTGACCCGCCTTCCTGGATCGAGCCCGGCGTCCGCGTCACGCTCCTGACCGGCGACGACTGGGCCCCGTGGTTCGAATGGGCCATCCGCGAGGCCCGCGAGTCGATCTACCTCTCGATCTACATGATTTCGCACCACTGGCGCGATCCATCCACCGGCAAGCTGGACATGACCGCCACCCTGGCGGCAGCCGGAGCCCGCGGGCTGAACTGCCGGGGAATCATCGACCAGCCCAACGTGCAGGGCCGCAAGGAGCCCTACAACATCAAGGCCGCTCGGCAACTGGAGGCCTCGGGCTGGATCATGCGCAAGGTGCCGGATCGGCGCACCCTGCATGAAAAGGTCATGATCATCGACAAGCGCCTGTGCCTGGTCGGCTCGCACAACATCTCGAAAGCCAGCGCCACCAGCAACTACGATTGCACCCTCGCGCTGGAGTCCACCGCCGCCGCGCAAGCGCTGGAACGTCACTTCTGGGACCTCTGGCGGATCGCCGTACCACTCGACCAACACGCCTGACACCGGGCGGGAGTTCGCCCATGGCCAAGGCCATCAACCAATCCATTCCGCCCAGCCTTCGCGCCGGCGTGGCCAAAGTCCTCAGCATTCCAGGCGGCTCCGCTGGAGCCGGCGCGGTCATCGGCCTACGCCCATCGGCCCGCTTCAAGCAACCGCCACCGGTGCCGCCGCGTTCTCTGGCCATACTCCGTAATACCAGCCTCTGGTTTGAGGGGCATTGGCCCGACGACCGACATGGCGAGGATCCGCGTCTCTTCCAGCAGAACCGCCGAAAGGATCTTTACGCGCTGACCTTTCCGGAGAAGTATTGGTATGCACTGGAGCCCATTGAGGATGCCACCGACTACGGCGAGCCGACCATCGGCCCTTATGCCGGCGACCTCAATCGTCCATGGTTCGACGAAACGCGCCTGCCGAGCGTCTGCACCTTCGGTCAGGCACTCAGGAGCTACCCGACGCCCGGCGGGCTGGGCACGCCGCAGTACCCCGGTCCCGGCTGGCAGGGCGCGGTGATTTCTGGCGTCTGGCGGGATCTCTGGTTTGCCCAGCGTCGTCTGACCTATGCCTTGCCCAAGACCGCCTATCGTCCATTGGGCCGTCAGGTCGAGCGGCCGCTGCTGGCCGTGGTTGAGGGCAGTGTGACCGCTTTGGCGTCGTATCGCGGCTATGCGTCATGGTTTGCCCTGGGCGTCTGGCCCACCCTGTACCACGATGTGAATTCACCCCCGCCCGTGCCGGCCCAACTCATTACCCACTGGCACCAGGACGACCTGGCGCGCTTCATCATGCCGTCGGATCGGGTTAGTGACTGGAGCGGCACCGCGCACTGGCGGACGCTCCGCAATATCGCCCTGAAACCCGGCTTCGAGGGGCGCACCGCCTGCAATCGACTGGTGCTGCGCGTGACCACGCCGCCCTCGCGAGGGATATACTTCGCACGCAATGATTCTGTGCATGTAGCGCAAAATGTCACGCTTCGGGTCTATCAAGCCAAAGCCTGGAATGGTTAAAGTCGTTCGCCCACTCTTCTCGGATTCCGCTCGCGGCCGTATCGCCGACATCGGATCGTTTCGCATGTCGCGCAACGGGCCGCAGTTCATCGCCCAGGCGCAACCGACCGATCGGCCGACCGCGCAGCAACTTACCCGCCGCATCTGCTTCGCCCAGGCCAAGGCCGCGCATGCCGCCATCCCGCCGACCGGCTACATGGTTGGCAACCGGACCCGCTACCGGCGCATTCCGGACTGGCCCAGCTTCTGGCGCCAGTGGCTCATCGATCACCCGGCGTGCACGCCATGAAGCCCCGTCTGCACGAACTCTGCCTCTTGCCTACCGGCCGGATACGCATGGCCGTGAACGCTGCTCCAGGCGCTGCCGAAGACTGGGTGTATCAGCGCCGGCATGAAGGCAAGGGCAATCTCGTCAGTCCTGGCGGACAGGACCTGCAGCTGCGCCGCAAGGGTACACGCACCGATCGCCTGACCAGCAAGAATGCCCCGCACCGGGCGCGTTTCGCCGCCGCCAATGCCGCCTGGCGGGCGCTGCCCGAGTCCGCAAAAGAGGCCTACCGGGAGCGGGCAGGGAAGCTCCCGATCACTGGCTATAACCTGTGGATGAGCGAATACCGGTTGATCCTGTCGCATGATTAGACGCAAGCTCCCCCACGAACTCTGCATCGGCCTCACCGGTAAAGTGAAGCTCAAGCCCACGCCCGACGCGGCCGAGTCCCAGACCGTCATCTACGCCCGCGCCAAACCCGGACGCGGCACCTTCACCGGACAGGACGGGCAGGCCTACACCCTGCGCCGCAGCTATAACCGCATGGACAACCCCTCGACCACGCAACTGCAGGGCCGCGCCCGCATGGCGGAAGCCACCCGCCAATGGCAGGCAATGGCTGATCCGGAGAAGCAGGCCTACCGGCAACGCGCCGTGCTGCTGCACATGACCGGGTTCAATCTCTGGATCAAGGAGTTCTGCGCCGCCCACCCGCTGGACGGCTTCTGACCATGGCCCGCGTCAAAGGCCCCTTGTTCTCCTTGCAGGCCTCCGGCAACACCACCGGCGCGGCGCTGCAGTTCCGCACCACCCCGCAAGGCTGTCACGTTTACCGTCCCATGGATCCCCGCGAGCAGAACCAGACCCCGCCATCCCCCGCCCAGGAAGCCCAACGCCGGAAGTTCAAGGCCGCGTGCGACGCCTGGAGCGCCCTCGGCGATGAGGACAAGGCTTACTGGAGCCTGCGCAGTATCACCACCGGCCGTACCGGCTTCACCGCCTTCATTGCGGACACCATGCGGCCCGACGAGGGTCTGTAATGGCTCGGGTCAAAGGCCCGCTCATGTCGATGACCGCCAGCGGCAGCATTGCCCAGAGCGGTCTGCAGTTCCGGCAGACGCGCAACGGTCCGCAGGTCGTCATTCCGGCGCTGTCGCGCCAGGAGAAACGCCCCGCCACGCCCAGCACGGGTCAACTCAGGCAACGGGCCGAGTTCAGTACCGCGCGGGATCAATGGCGAGCCCTCGANGAGGCCGAGCGGTCCAGCTGGCGCGAGCAAGCCCGGGCCATGGACGCACCGAACGGCTGGAGCCTGTTTCTTCATCACGCCATCGGCCCCGGTTTCTACCCGGCCGACTTCCTCGCCACGCCAGACGGGCAGGCCATCAGGACCCGTTTCGACGGCTGGCTGACGATCTGAGGAGCCCACCCCATGCCCCGCATTTCCGAGCTTGAGCCGCTGCCGCGACCCGTCGAGGCATCGGATCACATCCTGATCGAAGCCGGAGACGCCTGTTATCGCCTGCCGGGTACCGCGTTCAAGGGGAAACAGGGCATTCCGGGCACCCTGACGGGCGTCCGCCAGCATGCGCTGCTCGAAACCGCCTCGCTGGCCACGGGCGCGACCCTAACCGGCACGGTCACCCTGGCGCCGACCTTCGAGCTGCTGGCCGTGACGGTCTCGCAAGCCGCCCGCGTCCGCTTGTACAGCACGCCGGGACTCCGGGATGCCGATCTGGGGCGTACCGTCATCGTGCCGCCCGAGCCAGGCATGGGCCTGATCCTCGACATCAACAACGGCGCGGCAACCACGCAGGTTCTCAATCCACACGCGCATGGGGCAAGCATGGAAGAGCCGCCCAGCCCCGCCATCGCCTTCAGCATCACCAATAACGGGCCAACCGGGAGCCTGAGCCTCGATTTCCACTACATCCCCAAGGAGCAATGAATGGCCACGAAATACGATTCCAGCCTCATTCCGTCCAGTCTGACGCTGGCCGCGCATCGGGCCTATGTGCAGTTCATCCACGACGCCTTTCTGCTCGGCTTCGTTAAGACTGCCGATACCGGACAGGTCACGCCCTCGGCGATTGCCGCCACAACAGCGGCCAACCAGGTTCAGGGCTACAACATCTTCCGGACCAATGACGCGCTGTCGGCGATCTACTTCAAGGTTGAGTATGGTTCAGGCGCGACCAATGGGTTTCCCTCCCTCTGGATCACCATCGGCACCGGATCGGACGGGAGCGGGGGTATCACCGGTAACATCTTTCTGCCCAGGCAGCAGATCAACTCGGCGGGAACCAGCACCACCGCCCAGCAAATCTGTTTCGCCAGTGGCGCGAATAACCGGCTGACGCTGGCCATGTTCCTTACCACGATCGCCTATGGCTTCTGGTTCAGCTTCGAACGGCGCAAGGACAACAATCTGGCCGATGCCGATACCGGCATATTGATCGATTGGGGCCTGACGACCAGCGGCCATTCCAGCCTGTGCGCGCCGTTTACCGGCGTCATCCCGAGTGTCGAAAAAGGCCTGCAATTCATCCTCACCAGTAACTCACCGGGCATTTACAACAACCTTGTGCCGGAAGGCTTGCGCATTCCCTGTCTCGGTCCCTCGGAACCTCCCGGGCGCAACATAGCGCTATGCAATAACGGAGACTGGGGCGACTTTGCCGAGCCGACGCTGACCATTAACGGCACGGACCATGTGTTCAAGCACTGCGGACCCCGAATCACGACCCTGCGCGGCGGCAATACCGGACCCTATGACGCGACAACGCGCCTGATGCTGAGATACGAATAATGGCGACGCGCACCGGGCTGGAATACGGACTGGATACCCCATTCGGGGCCAAGATTCAGCGCAAGGCCAGCGCGGCGGCGCCCATCGCTGGCGTGCAGAACTGGCACGGGCTCGGTAGCGACCGAATCGCGGTCCTGAACGCGATCCAGATACCCACGGCGGACGGAATCCGCGTGCATGTCGTCAGTCGCTTTGACGAACCCCTTTCCGCGACACTCGGGCTCGAAACGATCCGCGCCAATCTCCCCATCACGGCCGGCAATCCCGGCCAGCCTTCCACGCGCACGACCGGCCAGCTTTGGCCGGTTTACGGCTGATACCCCACACCAGTTAAAGAAAGAAGCAAAGAAAAACCCCTTCAGCAGCGCCGGAGTCTTGACAGGCGTTCGCTCACGGGCAGTAGACTTCTTGCCGTATCAATCACTTACAGCAGAAATGCAGGAGGCCGCAGATGGCTAAAGTAACTGGACCCCTCATGTCGATGGACGCCGCGGGCGCCTTCGGCGGTACCTTGGTTTTCGGCAAGTGGAAAGGCCGCAATACCGTTCGGCAGTTGGTCACCCCGTCCAATCCTCAGACGGCCGGCCAGACCACCGCCCGCAACCGTACCCGCGTAACCGGGGCGATGCAGAACTGGGTCAACACCACCACGATGAAGGCCCCGACCCAGACGCTGACCGACAAGGAGCGCATCAAGGCCGTGACTCCGGGCGGGCAAGCCTGGAATGGTTACCTCACCGCCTCGATCATCGGCGCCGGTGGCCTGTCCTACGACGCCGCGCAGACTGCCTATGCCGATCTGACTTCGTTGGAAAAGGAAGCCTGGGCCACGGAAGCCGGCAGCTTCTCTCCGGTCATCAACGACGTCTACCAGGCCGATCCTGGCGGCATGGCCGGTACGCCCATCTCGGCGGGTGAAGTCTTCTTCATCTACCAGTACGCGCTGTCCCTGATCGGACTCGCGGACACCCCGGGCGCTGTTCCGCCGAATTACACCGCGTAATACTAACCTCAGAGAGCAGACAGCCACCCATCGCCGGTAACACTGCCCGGCGCTTTCCCACAGGATGGCGCCGGGTTTTTTGTGCCTGGAGAAAAAGGGTCGAACTTCAACCTCGGGTGGGCTTTACTTGAAAGTAGACTTGATGCACAGTCCGCATAAATTCAGTGGGTCGTGGGGCATGGCGCGAGGGTGTAGGAGATGAAGAAAAGATACCTATCTAAAATATGGCGCACCCATGCATTTCAATGGGTTTTTTTGGGCTCTTCCGTCTTATATGCCCCAAATGGGGCAAAGTAGGACACTGTTTGAGGTGCCTATTTCATTTATCCCTAAGAAGCCGCCATCCATTCACTCCTGCATATCGAGTTCTTGTTATGAACGAAAAGCACACCGTTAGTCCGACCGAAATCGATGATTGGTTTGAGGAGGAATCATCCGAGAGCCCTATTTCAGGTCCAGCAGTAGCACTGGACCCGGCGGAAAAGTACGCTCGTAGCCAACTTCGTGTTGTTCGGGAAACGAAGGACTACCAACTCGACTATCTGCGGCATGCACTACAACCCGGCCGAGAACTGATTGATACATCTCCTGGATACCAAAGGCGATTACGATGGACCAATAAGAAGCGCTCATTGCTGATTGAGTCCTTCCTTCTCAACATACCTGTGCCGCCGATCTTCTTGTTCGAGCACGACTACAACGAGTACGAGGTTATTGATGGTCGTCAGAGGCTCGAAACTATTCGAGGGTTTCTGGCAAATAACTTCGCGCTGACCGGGTTGGAGTACTGGCCAGAACTTGAGCGGAAGCGATACAACGACCTTCCATCGGTTCTTCAGAAGGGGCTTTTGCGGCGAAGTCTCTCTGCGGTAGTTTTGCTCGCGGAAACACAAGGTGTTGGCGCTGACGAGTTGGATGTTCGCAGAGTGCTATTCGACCGCTTGAATACTGGCGGCATTCGACTTAACCCACAAGAGCTTAGAAACGCTCTATACCCAGGGCGCCTAAATGCGCTTCTGATCCGCCTTGCGCGTTCGGCGCCGTTCACGACAACTTGGGGGGTCCCCGCATTTGTCCAAGGCGAAATGCAGGAACCGTCCGAGGCGCTCCTAAAGAATCCCCTGTTCTCTTCACTCGCAGATGCGGAACTGGTCCTACGCTTCTTTGCGCTTCGGGATGCAATCGAGAACAAACGAACCGGTTCACTTCGCAGAATTCTCGACCGGTACATGGAAAAACACCAGAACATTACACAGGACGAAGAGAAAGAAATGGAGGCTATGTATTTGGCTCTGCTTTCTCGTCTTGTTGATCTATTCAAGGGAGAACCGTTTCGTCTTCCGACGACAAATCGCCCAAGCCGCCCACTATATGACGCGCTCATGATTGCCCTAAGCCAAACCGCTGAACTCGACCTTGTAGCCAAGTCAGAATCAATTCGTGGTTCACTTGCAGATGCCCTGAGTAGTGAGACGTCTTACGACGTGCTCGTTGGGCGTGGCAATACGATTGAATCCATTAGGCAACGAGTTGAACTTGCCTCTCAGATTCTCAACGCTTAGGTCCCAGCACGATGAACGGCCTAGACGAGGTTTTGAACGACTTCCGCGCTGATGTGAGCAGAGCCGAACACTTGCTTACGCTAGTGAAGACGTTTCGCGAGTTTGGGGCAAGTATGGCTCCTGAAGCAATTATCGATGCAACTGTTCCTTGGCCAGAGGCAACGGCCCTTCATGATTCCTCAAAGCTTCGGCGTACCGACCTTCCGGTGCTGTCTGGTTCTTTACAGTTGTATCTTGCTGGACGATTCGAATACTGCATTCGCCAAGTTGTTCAGGTTATTGCAGATGAAATCGCCTCCCGAGCAATGAAGTACTCTGACCTGCCTGAATCACTTCGCACAGAACTCAAGTCTCGAACTATCGATGTTGTGCAGAATCCGCGCCGCTATGGTTACGATGATTTTCAAGCAGAGGCGCTGCTTGCAAGTCTTGTCGGCAATTTGCAGAGCGTGGCAGGGCCTTTAACTCTTAGTTCCAATGTTCTATCCATCACCGAATCCAACATGAAGGACAGGGTGCTTGCAGAACTACTGAAGCGGGTTGGGATGAACGACTTCTGGAAGGAGGTTGGTAAGCAAGCGAACGTCAAGCTTCATCTCGAAACAATGAGCGATGGCGAGACAACCGTCGAGGCACAGGCCAGGCTAAACGCCCTAATGGATGAGAGGAATCAAGTAGCACATCCGACATCGTCCACTCAATTCCCAGATCCAGATCAAGTACTGAAGGCTGCCTCGTTTTTGAACACGCTTGCTTCAGTCACAGTGGACTTGGCAAAGGTATATCTTACGAGCTATAAGCCCGCTGTTGCATAACCCGGCGGTCCACCGGTCGCCATGCAATAAAGCCGCGTAGCGCCGGTGACCTCCACATTAGGTGCCACACTAATGCACGGAGAAATCATAAACACAGTGCTTCAAGCTTTCGGAGGGTCACCAGTTACGCTGTTCGTCGGTTATCTCTTTCTTTTGGCATTCGACGAGAACGTGGCCGCACTCTTCAAGAACTCGTAGCTCCGATTAGCGAAGCATAATTGGTGGAAATCCTATGCTTGCTTTAACGCATTTAGGATACTAATAAGGCTGGCTAGGGCATACCCAAGAAACCCAGCTAGGTTCGGCCCCGGACGCTGCGTTTCGGCTATGACCAACCATCACCCCACACACCGTGGCCATTAAAACTCCAGGCTCACTGATCCCTCAACCGGCGCCAAAGCGCCTCGATGATGACCATCGAGGCATCATCGGGGTTGATGGTCGGCTGGTCTGGCGCGCTGCCTTCCTTGATCCTCTGGCAATCGATCAGCAGCGGTACGTTGTCACGCCATAAACCGGCCTCCTGCCGGATGAACTTGCCGAGGTCGTAATGGAGAATGAATAGATCGTTGGCCGCGACCTCGGCGATGTTGGTCTTGTCGTCCTGGCTGAGCTTGACCGCGATCCTGTCGACGGCCGCCCGCACAGTTTGGGGGGGGGGGCTGG